TACGATGTTACTATCTACGACTAGACCGGTGGTTGTGTTTGTGAACTGGAGGGTGTTGGAGGTTGTATTTCCATTGTCTGTGACAGCTTGGAGGGTCGTGGCTATGTTGGAGAGGAGGCCACCGTCACCTAGGAAGGTGGTGGCTGTAACGTTCCCACCGACTACGATGTTACTATCTACGACTAGACCGGTAGTTGTGTTTGTGAATTGGAGGGTGTTCGAGGTTGTATTTCCTGTATCAGAAATATCTTGAAGAGTTGATGATACAGTTGTAATGTTGGAGAGGAGGCCACCATCACCTAGGAAGGTTGTGGCTGTAACGTTCCCACCGACTACGATGTTACTATCTACGACAAAACCAGTGGTTGTGTTTGTGAACTGGAGGGTATTAGATGTCGTATTCCCAGTTTCTGAAACGCCCTGAAGAGTTGTTGATACACCTGAAATATTTGAAAGTAAACCGCCATCACCCAAGAAGGTGGTGGCTGTAACGTTCCCACCGACTACAATATTACTGTCTACGATAAAACCAGTGGTTGTGTTTGTGAACTGGAGGGTGTTGGATGTGGTATTTCCATTATCCGAAGCGGCTTGGAGAGTTGTTGACACACTTGTAATATTAGACAGTAAACCACCATCACCCAAAAATCTAGTAGCTTTTACATTTCCAACAACCGTAAGTACATTTGATACTGTATCGTTGACCTGAAGATTTGAACCTATACTAAAATCATGAGATGGAGAATTGTTCTGGATTCCTAGTCTCCCCTCGAAGGTGTGTATATTTCTACTCATCGACACACCCGTTATTATAGATCAAGAAATGATTTCTAATTGAGATGTTCCGGTACTATATGTCCATTTTTGTCTGTTAGATTATTTAAATACATATGAGGATCTTGGCGTTCACCTATAACTAACCAACTTACTGTCGCAGTTGAATTAGTATTTTTAGATTTTATTGTTAAAATATTACCTGTAACATTTCCCTTTACGAGATCCCAGTTGCTTTCATTTGTCGTGAAACATGAAACATCTCGGTTTAATACTTGGAAAGTTCCCGCTGTCATTCTTGACACTTCATCGATATTAATAGAAGCTGAACCACTTTGAAGCTGTACTGTGCCTCTATAAATTAAGTCAGCTCTAGGACCTTCTATAAACGAGTGAAACAAACTATGTGTATTACTCATCGAGGGTAATGGGTGAGGTATTTTGAAAGTGCCACTTAACTTACTCACGGAACCGTTAACATCCAAATTTGAAGTTGGTTGTGTTGTACCTATACCAACTCGTTGTAATGAACTATCAATGTAAACTGTATTACTTCCAAAATTAAAAAAGTCTGAATTAAATGTTTGTTTGTTGATAATAATTTCATCGAAACTAAATATTTTTACTTTCCCTGACAACGAACCATTTACGTCATTTCCATATGAACCGACAGCTACACGTAAACCATTACCAGACAACGATGACGCATATCCTGAGAAATCATCTACTGCAATACCATCGAGGTCAACTCCAATCTGTTCCCAAATATTATTAATACCGTATTTAAATACACGGACATGTCCAGAGGCGGATCCACCGCCATCATTTAGATGGGCACCGATTGCGAGACGAGTGCCGTCTGATGATAATGATACAGATGTTCCAAAACGATCATCCGCATTTTCACCGTACATGTCAAAACCTAATTGAGACCACACACCCCCTGAGTATTCGTAAATTTGAGCTAATCCCACTTGGTTTAGTCCCCCAAATGTTTGATTAGGTGAGCCAATTACTACGCGTGGTTTTCCATCATTTACACACAAGAATGTAGACCACCCAAGATCGCCAGAACCAGTAAAATTTGATCCCAACTGAGACCATGTATTACTACTATACTGGAAGACTTGGGCATAGTTACTACCATATGCACCGATGGAAAGATATGTGCCATCATTTGACAAGCATACTGAACTTCCGTAATATTCACCAGAAGGTGTTGTACCATTAAAGTCAGAACCCACTTGATTCCATCCTGTTCCAGAAAGTGTGTATGCATATGCAGCCCCGGGTCGAATGAAGTTCGCGGGATCGGAATAAAATTGATTCGCTCCAATAATTATTGTGTTACTATTTAATGTTACTGAACTTCCAAAATAATCTCCAAGTTGTTGGCTAACCGATACAATGCGTTCTTGCTCTGACCACACATTCCCAAAACGCTCAAACACGTAAGCACTACCTGGGTTCACACTAGAACCAGCTCCAATGACAACCTTATTCCCTTCTACAGATACACCTGTACCAAATTGATCATAATCTTCTCTAGACGATGGCAAGAGTTTACTTTGTTCTGTCCACGTTGTTCCGGAACGAGTAAATATATATGCAGAGCCAGCGTAGTTGTCAGACAGTCTCGCACCAACGATAACTGTATCCCCTGATATTGATACAGAGTCCAAACCAAAATAATCATCAATTACTCCATCACTTGCAGTGAGCTTGGCTTGTTGTGTCCATGTTGTTCCAGAGCGTGTAAAAATATACACAGACTCAATACGAGTTCCAAGAACAACTGTATCACCCGATATAGATACCCCCTCACCGACAAATTGGAATCCGGTCGTATCACTCGATACAAGAATAGCCTGTTGTGTCCATGTTGCTCCAGATCCTGTAAATATATATGCACTACCGGCTTGGTTTTGACCACTTACTGTTCTTTGGGGTGATCCGACAACAATAGTATTACCTGAAATAGAAACTGACCTACCAAAAAAATAACCAAAACCAGAATCACTTGCCAATATTTTTGCTCGCTGTGTCCACGTAGTCCCAGAACGTGTAAAGATGTATATACTACCATGGTTCAAAGTAGAACCGGTATCATCTGCCCATGATCCAATTACTATAGTATCTCCCGAAATGGATACCGAATAACCGAAAAATGACACGGCTTCGGGATCACTTGGTACGAGCTTAGCTTGTTGTGACCAGGAGCTCCCAGTTCTCGTGAAAACATATACAGCACCGACATCTTGAAGACTTCCTATATGTTCTCTATAGGCTCCTATGACAGCGGTGTCTCCATCAATGTCAGTATCATGACCGAAATAGTCTGTGGTACCACCACTTGGATTTAATTCTGACTGCAGTGTCGAAGTTATATGTTCAAAAACACGCACGTATCCAGTTGCCGAAGCAGTTACACCATATCCGCCGGCAGCTACATGAGTTCCGTCACTAGACAAAGATACAGAACGTCCAAATCCGTCGAATGCAGCTTTACCATATATGTAATTACCTATTTGTCCCCAGAGTCCGTTGTTAAATTTAAATACTCTGATCTGCCCCGATTTTTCACCATTTGTACCATCGTGTCCATATGAACCCACAGCTAAAGTAAATCCATCGGAACTTAAAGATACAGAATATCCATTAAAATCGTCATCTCCTTCACCATAAATATCCTGACCCAATTGTATCCAGTCCCCTGTAATGTTTTGATATACGCGTACGTATCCAGTTTGAGTAAAAGATAAACTATTAACGTAAGGAGCTCCTATTGCTACGCGTGTACCATCATTTGATATAGATACTGACCACCCATTGTGATCTCCAGCTTGTTCACCATCTACATCGGAACCAAATTGGTTCCACTGTCTATTTGAAACACTGCTTACTGTCTGTGAAAATAAATCAGAAACGTATAAATTACCTCTTATGTTGAGATCTCCATCAATATCTAGAGTAGTTGTTGGTAAATCAGTTCCTATACCAATCTTTGATGTCTGTGTATCTACATACAAATTCGCTGTACCAACTTCAAATACACCATTTTTTACGTTTAATTTTGAATAAGGAATATCATATACACGAATGTAACTATCAATATTGCTACTCTTAGATACACTAATTACGCGTGTACCATCATCTGATAAAGCAACTGCCCATCCACAATTATCGCCAGAAGTATCACCATTTAAATCATTTCCAATTTGAACCCATAAACTTTCTTTGTATTCGTAAAGGCGTGTACGACCAGATTCTGGGCCATTTGGATCACTTCTATGTGCACCGACAAGGAGACGCTTACCATTTTTTGAAAGAGATATAGCGTAACCAGTCCATTCATCTTCATTTGAACCATATATATCTTCACCTATTTGAGACCATGTCACACCATCATATTGATATACTCGAACCTGACCCGTAGAATTAGTATTTAAGTATGCACCAATTGCTACTATTGTGCCATCACCGGATAATGACACCGATTTTCCAGATTGATCTTCAGCAGCTTCACCATCTATGTCATTACCCATTTGAGTCCAGGCTCCACCACTATATTGATATATTCGAACATGACCTGCGTTTGAACCACCGCCATCATTAAGTGGTGCACCAATTGCTACGCGTGTCCCATCCGAAGAAAGTGAAACAGCGGAACCAAATAAATCACCCGAAACTTCATTTGTTATTGCAGTTCCAAGTGCGACCCAATTTCCAGAAGTAAATTCGTAGACACCCACACTACCACTTGTAGTAGCAGTACCCGGTTGACCGATAGCCACAATTGATCCATTAGATGATATAGATACAACATATCCAATTTCTTGATTAATTACACTACCAGTAATATCATTACCAACTTTAGCCCATGAACCAGCTACATATCTATAAACACGCACACGTCCTGAGTTTGTACCTCCTACATCATTAAATGGTGCACCAATAGCTACATATGTACCATCTGATGATAAAGACACGGAATGTCCAAACTGATCACCAGATCTACTACCAGTTACTTCACCTTCTTCGCCGCTTATATCGCTACCCAGCTGAGACCATGTTCCATTTGCATAAAGAAATATGCGTACAAAACCAGGATCTACGCCAGTATTTTGAATAGAACCAACCGCTAAATATGTACCATCCGAGGAAGTTGCTACGGAGTATCCAAAATCGGTAAGAGAAGTCAAGGAAATATCAGCACCCACCTGATTTAATGTCAATGTGGGGTATTCCAAAGACACCAATGAATTGTTGTGTAAACTACCTGTTATGTTTAAGTCTCCATTTGTATCAAGTGTATAATTGGGTGTAGTAGTATTAATACCAACACGCTGAGTTGTTGAGTTTATGAATAATGTATTCGCATATTGATTATCACCACTACCAAATTGTGCACTGGTGACTATGTTCTCCTTATACACCTTTACACTACCACCATTATCTAGTTTTGCACCGATTACAATGGATGATCCATTTCCCGTCATGTCAACACCATAGCCGAAATCGGTATTTGAATATTCACCAGATATATCTGTTGCCTTTTTCCAAACACCGGAACCTATCAAGAAGTTATATACACGAACCTTTTCTACACCGTTAGCATTTACGGTAAGTCGTAATCCGTCATTTGAAAGTGAAACAGAATGCCCAAATTGGTCATCGTCAGTCTCACCATTGATAACTGAACCGGCGAGAACCCAATTTATACCATTATATCGGTAAACACGTACCTGATTTTGTCCACCAATAGCTATTCGACTACCATCACCAGATAATGACATGGATAACCCTATTTGATCACCGGCTTCTGTACCATCGATATTTTGTCCAAGTTGTGACCACGAATTGTCTGTATATTCGTATATTTTCACACGGCCAAAAAATGAGTTTGAAACACGAACTTGCGTTCTTTTAGGTGGTGTATATCCGGGTGAGTATCCATTCAAAGATTGAATAGTCGCGACAGATATTCCGTACAAACTTTCCAGTCTTTCGAAAGTATCACCGTCTCTCCAAGAATGCATTTTTACATTATTTCCGTCACTTTGGTATGCACCCACGGCTACACGCGAACCATCGTCTGACATTGTTACTGACCATCCAAAGTTATCGGCGACCACGTCACCATTTAGAATGGGTCCATAAAGTGACCAGTTTCCAGATGGATCAGCCCAATTAGTTCCTGTCCATTGGTATACTTTAACGAGACCAGTGGAATTATTATTACCCGGTGCACCTGTGGCAACTATCCAAGACGGTGAAGTTCTTCCTTTTGCGAGTGCGATAGATCGACCCAATTCATCACCGGCGGCATCACCAACAATATCTGTTCCGTTTTGATTTTCGGGATGTATTTTGTTATAATCAACGGAACTGCGAAAATACATTCGAATAATACCGGTATTGCTGTTATAACCATGACCACCCACAGCTAGAGTGTTACCATTATTTGACATAGAGAGTGCAGACCCGAAAAACGAATCCGATGGAATGGCAGTTTCTTGTATAGTACCACTCCCTATATTAGTATTATTAACTCGTGTAGACCACAACAAAGTTGCACTACCAAATGTATACACATCTACTCTACCAGCATTTGAAAATCTATATGGAGCAGCAATAGCCATACTTAAACCAGTATTGTCTGTAGCTACTTCATAACCAAATTGATCACCCACAGAACCATCAACATTCTGTCCCTGTTGGACCCACGTTTTTGTTGTTTTTACGACATTACCACTGAAAGTAATGTCACCCTGAACATGTAGAGTCGATTCGGGGGCGTCCGTTCCTATACCAAAGTTACCAGTTGAATCTAATTTAACACGTTCTTCCCCACTGGTTTTCATTGTTATGTTTTGGTTGGAGACGTTCGAAGTCGAACCTCCTAAAGATATTTCCGAAACCTTGGAAGTTTCTGTATTTTTTGTCTGACCTGATTGTAATTTGAGTCGGTGACCGGCATCTTCAATCCCGTCTTCGTTTTCTTCTGTATCTGCACGTACTATGTTTGTTTTTTTACTTTTTACGGCAAGTTCTGCACCAAAATCATCATCCTCAATTTCAAGTACTGGACGAGGAGTTGGTCTCGCGTCTACCTTTTGTGTAAAAATTTTAGTGGCAACGAGGACGTCTCTTCCCATTTATAATAGTGTATGATAATTAATCACTGAGTAGACACATTTGACTTACCCCCACCAACTTTAAGGTTTCCCTCTATTTTGACAGATCCGGAAAAGACATGGACATTCCTGGTTGACATGGTATTTTATTTAATATGGGGTAGTATTATTCTACCTGTTATTAAATAATCAAAAAATTTAGTAATCAAAAGCTCTGGTGAAGTTAGAACCAGACTCAATAGTAGTTAATTTCACAGTGCCCTCTTGTCCGAAGACATCTACGTATAGGTCGAGATTGGCGGCCGGCACCGACTCGGGCGCATAAGTGATATCACTATCCCAATTTAATGAGATTGTAGCTGTTTTATATGTGATATCGTCACCGACTGTAGTGTTCCAGTAATAATCACCGGTGTCCGAACCGTGTATAGCAAGCCCGCTCTTGTAGAAACCGACCCCCGCCGATGACGAACTGGTACCCACCTTCGCAGTACCATCAAATAGTATGGTACTAACATCGCTCGATCCGTCCCCGTCCCCGTCAGTACTGATTACAGCTCTGACTTTAAAAGTAATCACCCCATTGTCTTTGGTGGAAGTGAAGACTAAATCAATGGTGTCCTTTGATGGAAGTGAACCCGAAGCAGAGTATGTTTTGTGGGTATAACCACCCGTGCGCTTGTGTGTAACCAAACCACCCGCCGCACTCATAGCCGCATTGGATGCGGTAGAGTGGATGACACTCGACGCGACATTACCGTTAGTTAATACATCCTCTATGGTTGGGTTGATGCCAGTAAGCAAGCTACCATCACCAATGAAGTAATCAGCAACAACATTACCACCAACGACGAGAACGTTCGCGGCGGTGTCGTCGACGTAGAGATTAGAACCAACGTCCAAAGTATGAATGGGCGCGGCGTTCATAATACCAACATTCGACTGTGTCATTACATCACCGATAAAGGTCGCATCATTCTGGACAACGAGGTTTCCTCGTACGTCGAAGAGCATTCGGTGAGTTGGGTCATCGTCGAGGCTTAAGACATGGGTATCTACCGAAGAGTTAGCTGTATAGCCAACCGAGAACCTGTGTTCATCGGCGTGGTAAATAAGACCGACGTTGGCAAATTCACCATCATCCATGTGTTCCAAAATAATACCAGTGTCCAAGTTGTGGACAGTATTGTTTTGACCAATACCGAAAATACGGTCTTGGATGGTGACCTCAGTCGAATTCACGATTGTAGTTTCACCCCTGAGAGTCAAGTTACCGTAAATTTCAGTCTCAGCAGAAGAAAGTACGGTGGTTCCCCCAGAAGTCACGTATATTGGCGACTTAGCGAGGAACCCATCGGTTTGGGTCATTGGCACATATTGCTGGACAGCGTCCACCAAACCCGCAATAGAAATGTTTGAACCCACTTCAATGTTCGCGGTAGTTACCAAACCAGTGGTGGAGTTCGTAAACTGAACCACGTTGGTGGTGGTGTTACCAGAATCGGTAACATCCTGAAGAGTTGTAGCGGCTAAGCTACTCTCCAAGGTTGCAACCCTCGTAGCATTGGACGCGAGATCGGTTTGAAGAGTTATCACATTAGATTCTTCTGCAGTCATCCTCGTCCCAAGAGCCGATACATCACTCTCTAAGGTGTCAACACGGGCGGCGTTGGATGTGAGGTCAGTCTCTAAGACGGTAGTACGACCGTCATTGGACGCGAGGTCAGTCTCTAAGGTGGTGACACGGGTAGCGTTAGACGCAAGGTCAGTCTCTAAAACACCAACACGGGCAGTGTTAGAATCGACATCGGTCTCAAGAGCTGAGAGATCAGTCTCTAAGCTGCTGACGCGGGAAGCGTTGGACGCAAGGTCAGTCTCCAAAACGCCAGTACGGGAAGCGTTAGACGCGAGGTCAGTCTCCAAAACACCAACGCGAACAGCGTTGGAACTGATGTCCGCGCTTAAATCGGTGTCCAAAGTTGAAACACTGGACTCCAATGTGGTAACACGGGAAGCGTTGGACGCGAGGTCAGTCTCTAAAACACCAACACGGGTAGCGTTGGACGTGAGATCGGTCTCCAAAACACCAACACGAGCAGTGTTGGAATCGACATCGGTCTCAAGAGCTGAGAGATCAGTCTCTAAGCTGCTGACGCGGGTAGCGTTGGACGCAAGGTCAGTCTCCAAAACACCAACACGAGCAGCGTTAGATGACGCAAAAGTCTCTAATGTGGTGACACGGGAAGCGTTGGACGTGAGATCGGTCTCCAAAACACCAGTGCGGGTAGCGTTGGACGCGAGGTCAGTCTCCAAAACACCAACACGGGAAGCGTTGGATGACGCGTAAGTCTCTAATGTGGTGACACGGGAAGCGTTGGACGTGAGATCGGTCTCCAAAGTGCCAACACGGGCGGCGTTGGAATCGACTTCAGTCTCAAGAGCTGAGAAATCAGTCTCTAAGCTGCTGACGCGGGAAGCATTAGATGTAAGGTCAGTCTCCAAAACACCAACACGAGCAGCGTTGGATGACGCGTAAGTCTCCAAAGTGCCAACACGGGTAGCGTTGGACGAAACGTCAGTCTCTAAGGTGGTAACACGGGTAGCGTTGGACGAAAGGTCAGTCTCTAAAACACCAACACGGGTAGCGTTGGACGTGAGATCGGTCTCCAAAACACCAACACGAGCAGCGTTGGAATCGACTTCGGTCTCAAGAGCTGTGAGATCAGTCTCTAAGCTGCTAACACGGGAAGCGTTGGACGCAAGGTCAGTCTCCAAAACACCAACACGGGCGGCGTTAGAATCGATATCGGTCTCAACTTCAGAGAATTTATCGGATACAGTAATGACACCATCGACCATCAAGTTGCTACCATCACCATGGTACACATCGGCACTGACCATACCGGAGACAACAAGAACATTCGACCCAGTGTCGTCAATGTACACATTGGAACCAACGTGTAAATCATATGTGGGAGAGGCGTTATTAATACCGATCGCATTAGACGCGGTATTTACGATAAGATTATTAGCTCCAACTTCGAGATCCTTTTCGATGTTGATGGCACCCGAAAAGAGTTGAAGATTGGTTGGCGGCATTTGTGGTTGTTTGTACTATTATACAATATTTTTTTTAGTAATTAAAGGTTTTCACCGGTGTACTATCTTCATCAATTGTAGTAACACCTCCGTCTGAACTTGGAGAAGTGTATTCAATGAAAAGGTGGTAGTCGCCCTGACCATCTAACGGTGTCGAAGGTTTTAATGAAACGGTATTCCCCGTGGTAGTGACATTATAACTCCATGGATTTGTACTTGTTCCACCAAAAATCTTCTGTGCACCTATGGAAATATCGATTGTGGGTGTAGCCCCAGTCCTATGACCACCACCAAGCTCTAAAATGATAGTACTGATTTCTTCATCATCTTCAACGAGGTGTCCTGATATTTTTGAATAAAATACATTTGAGGTGAAATTTACATTAATGTATGGTTGATCACCGCTTGTAATAGTTCCCGAATAACTGTATGTTTTTTTCGTAACTGCATCCGTGTTTGTAATCAAACCACTAGTAAGACGACTACTGCTACCTGTAAACGATGTAGCCGTTACGTCCCCACCAACGACGATGTTACTATCTACCACGATGCCGGTGGTGGCATTCGTAAATTGAACTGTATTGGACGTGGTATTTCCATTGTCGGATATTTCTTGGAGAGTTGTAGAAATATTTGAAAGAAGACCACCATCACCTAAATATGTACTTGCTATCACATTTCCACCAACTTCAATATTTGAAGTTATATAAGCATGTCTCTCGGCTGTTATATCTTTTGTCGCAGACACAAATTTAACATCCACTGCTTCTGCTTTTAAAGTGGCACCCCTAAGTTCTAGTAAAGTACCAATTACCTGAATAGGCATTTAATATAGGGTAAGAAATGAATTTACCTGTTATTAAATGGGGGAGTGATTGGGATCACTCGGGGAGGGGGGGCCAAACAGGGTTCGCGGGGTCCTCAGTGGTGGCTGGGAGGTCGCGGAGGGCCTGCATGTAGGTGGCCCAAGCCTCTGGGACTGGGGTCGATGTGGAGTACGCCTTTAGGGTCACCCAATCTGTGGTGGCGAGGCGACGATCCCTCTCGGCCCTAAGGTCCTTTAGGGGCTGGGCGTCCACCAGGGCTTGCAACTTCGCCTCGAACTCCTCCTTTGGGGGTTTCTCATGACCGGGGGGGAACTCTATAGATTCCCAAGTTGTACCAACTTGAGAACCCCCGGGCACTTTTTTGTTGTCAAAATATTCTTCTAAAATTTCATATATAAAAGAAATTAATTGTGTTTCTTTTGGGTTGAACATATAATTTAAGATGATATATAAAATCCCGTAAAACTGTTATAGGGGGTTGTGGAGATATACATATACGTCGACCCCGCAAAAACAAACCTTAATTCATCACCAACGTTCATATATACAGTACCACCTGCTACAACTTGATTATGTATATCCCCCGTAGCACCACTATATCCGTATATACGTGATTGCGGCGTCCCGTTCAGTTCCAGTGAACCATTTATTGTGAGATATGTATACACCGTCTGATTTTGAAGGTTAGACATAAACCACCATACTATGTAGTAGTACCCTGCTAATGGACATGTGAATACACCACTTGGTTGAAGACCCCCACCTTTATTATGAACAATTGTATTAAATGGAATAGGATTAGTGACGGCGTTAAGAGTTGTCGCGGTCGACGGGTGAGTTGCGTGAGCCTGAAAGAACACCGGACACCCACCCCTTATGTCCCCCCTCACGTCTAGGACGGCCCTAGGCTCCGAGGTCCCGATGCCGACCCTCCCAGCCTTTAGGGTCACCACGTCTGGGCTGACCCCAAAGTACTCCTTCTGGTAGGCGTAGAGCTCCCAGATCTCATCCCCCGAGAGGGCCCGATTGAAGAGGCGGAAGTTGGCGATGGAACCTTTAAATTCATGAATAATTCCCGACGAATGGTTTAACGCACCAATTCGCGAAATAGACGACGTACTTGTGAGATTTAGGTTACCACCAGCACTGCTCCCCACTAGCGAACCACCGAGATGTATACCATCTAAGTATATATCGCGTCCACTTTCTCCGTTTCCATTATACACAAAAGAAGCGTGATGCCACATATTATCCGCTATCTCCTTACCTGTATCGCAAGAATAGTCATTATCCACAAAATCAATAGATAAACTTGTTCCAGAACCATAGATCCAAACTGTGTTGTTGGTTGCGTAATCACCGTTCATGTGAAACAGTGTTTCTATACTGTTCCCGGACGACTTAAACCATAAACTCACCGAGAAAATGTAGTTACCAGTCTTTCCCGTGTCCAATGTGATGTAATCACCAGCTTCGTCAAAAGTGAACGCCTTATACTCCGAGTCGAAACCAACATCCCCATTGAGTGTTCCATTTTTTCCATTCCCACTCAGATCCACTACAGCCCCCCCAGTGCCAGGGTAACTCGAGCTCTCCTTCGCATCATAGTAGACCTCCAACCAATCCGTATTAGGGACGTTGGGGGTGGTGTGGAGGACCACGTCTGTGCCATGTGCCTCGGGGTCGTATTCGGGGAGGCCGAAGAATTGGAGTTCGCGCATGAGTAGAAAGTTGTCAAGACTACTACTAGCTGGTGTTTTCTTAGTGATGATAATGATAAATTCTTCATAATAATCATTCGTGGTTATGTCGTGTGATGTTTCTGTAAACACATAGTTCCCAATTATTGAGTATCCAGAACCTTCATCCGCCACTGTAAGTAAAGCGGAAGACCATGCCGTTCCACCGACTATTGCACCACCACCATTTCTTCCATGAACGGTATAATCTCTAAAACCCGCTTTACTTACGTTATCTACACGGAGTTTAGTGAGTTTAATTTTATGTGGTAATTTAATAGCGATCCAAGCACCCGCGCCCGTCGCCCCGTTACCAAGAGGCTGATATATAGCGGTGCTAGCGTGTTCGAATGCACCTGAATCATGAGTGTATAAATCTGGTGTAATCCAGTGATCACCTGCATTTGTTTGACCGTTAAATCCTACACTATTAAAAGCTTTCCAACCATCATTTGAAGTAGCGTTGTTTCCAGATGTCTGCACCACATACCCACCACTCGAAGCCGAAGTCATAGCCACCCTCGGGTACTTGATGATCTTCTTGGAGCGGCGGTACTCCATGACGACGTTGGAGTTTGAGGTGATTTGGGCTACGTTTGCGACCTGGGTGTGATTGAGGACGCCCTTAACGTCTACGTTCGAGGAGGCCACTAGGGAGGTCGTGGGGTTGGTGAACTGCACCGTTTGGGTGGTGGTGTTCCCGACATTGGAGACGGAGGCCAGGTCGTAGGAGGGGATCAACTCGACCACCCCCAACTTTATGCCCTCCGCGTGGACGTTCCCTGAAACCCTGAGGGAAGCATTTGGAATTTCCAGAAAACCCTGATTGCCTTGGAAGGACATTTAATATAGGGTAAGAAATGATTTACACGTTATTAAATGTGGGACATCTACGATGTCGGGACTCAGCCACAGTGGTACGTGCACCCCACGAAGGCTGCTGTGTGCACTGCGTTCGCTTCATCTGTCTGGGCACCTGAAGCGTCTATGTACCTAATTTTATATGCCTTCTCTGTCTCTGTGGTGTGATCCTCCCACTGAATCTGACCATGCTCATCGAGAACGTTTTCCCCATCTTCACTCTTTTCGATAATTTGGATAGGTTGGGTCACGGGGTTGAAATCACAATCCATAGTGATCTTGGCGACCGTGTAGTTCATGAGACCGGCACCGTCTTGCTTTTGACCGTAACCAACCACATTGGATGTTGTGATGTAATCACCCGCTTCGAGGGGGCCATTGGTGTTCACGACCCAAATGGCACCTTCACCGACCGAGTTGATGTAGACCCGAGTATCACCATTTTCTTTTTTATAGGGGGTTACAAAATTACCAAACGCATCACTACGCTGTTTGGGGTCTTCAGATGCTGATATGACACCGAAACATTTTTTGTCGCTCACCACATTCGAGAGAGATACGACTGGTAGTGATTCATTTGTAGTAATAGCATTCGAACCAGTCTCAATACCCCCACTCATCTTGATATATTTGTTTTGGTCTGAGGAGACGATAAGACCTTCTAGTTCTCCAGCTTCACTGAAAGGAACGTTCTTAATGAAAGTTCTATGTTGACCGGTGAAATTCATTGATATATTGTTCTTGTCGTCGCTAATATACGCAGTTGCGTTGTCTACTCCATTTCTCACGACTGTAAAATATAGATCATTATCGCCGGAAGTGAGAGTCTGATTTTGGGCACCTATCCACCAACCATAATCTTCAGTTGCGGTTCCATTGAATGTTGAATGTATAAATAAATTTTTCCTTCCATAACCGAGGTCCTCACTAACACCATAATCCTTACCCGCAGTACCAATTTTAAGAGGACCTCCACATGATAGCCCCCCCATAACGTCTAGGACGGCCCTAGGCTTCGAGGTCCCGATCCCTAGGCGCCCATTCTTTAGGGTCACCACGTCTGGGCTGACCCCAAAGTACTCCTTCTGGTAGGAGTAGAGCTCCCAGATCTCATCCGCTGTGAGGGGCCGGTTGTAAAGACGGAAGTTGGCGATGGAGCCGTTGAAATGCTGAGCCCCCGCAAGGTTTGATCCTATTTTGAAATTAGTGGTACTCGTTAAATTTAAACTCGAATACGAATCACGGCCATTACGTTCACCGTCCACAAATACAGTTCTATAATTACCATCATACGTTCCAGTGATGTGCACCCATTTGCCTATCTTTGCGATGGTTCCGGTTTCCAAATTGTTACCGTGTGTGAGATGAGTTATAATTCCATTGTTCAAAAATAAACCCATTGAATTATTAGTAGTAGCAGCACCAATACCAAATATACCAATATAACCCGTTGGATGTGAATCCGGCTTTATCCACGTGGAAAAGGTATACACTTGGTTACCTGTAAATGAGGCTGAAACGCTTGCATCGATATAATCATCCACCCCATCGAAGGTGAAGGCTTTGTAGGTGGAATCAAAACCAACCCCACCTGAGGGGGTTCCGGTGAACCCATTTACAGACTTGTCTGCCACAGTGGCGGGCATGGAGGTGTAGTCCTGACCGTCGTAGTAGACCTCCAACCAATCCGTATTAGGGACATTGGGGGTGGTGTGGAGGACCACGTCTGTGCCGTGTGCCCCGGGGTCGTATTCGGGGAGGCCGAAGTATTCGAGTTCAAGTATACGGAAATAATTATTTTGACCAGAAATTTTTGTAACGACTAATGCGATATATTCATAAAATCCTACAGCATTTACATCGAATACATTTTCAAATGTTGTTGTTTGGTTGGTTACAGTGAGAAGTTGTGTCCAGTTCAAATTATCATTAGAACCATACACACGGAAATCTTCTACAATGCGAGTACTATCATTGGTTTTATTATAAATTCTCATATAATCTAACTGAATCCTTTCTGGTATTCGAAGTTTAATCCATTCACCATTTACAGCTCCTGTACCCAGATTCTCTGATCCGGCGTATGTGTTATCAGTGCCTCCATAATTCGCACTTGTGGCACACGTCCATGTGTTGTGTACCGATGTCGTTGAAATATCGGTAGACATTTCAAACGCCTTCCACCCGAAGAGGGATTGATCAGTTCTAAAACTACTTACCGTTACCATATACCCACCAATCGAAGCCGAAGTCATAGCCACCCTCGGGTACTTGATGAGCTTCTTGGAGCGGCGGTACTCCATGACGACGTTGGAGTTTGAGGTGATTTGGGCTACGTTTGCGACCTGGGTGTGATTGAGGACGCCCTTAACGTCTAGGGTCCCCATAGGTGCGTTCGTCCCCACCCCCACCCTCCCCGTCGTCGTGTCCACGTAGAGATTGGCGTCGCCGACCTCGATGTTCGAGGTGACGCCGAAGCCCTTGGTGGGGTTGGTGAACTGGACCATTTGGGTGGTGGTGTTCCCAGACACCGTGGTGGATTGGAGGGTCGCCGCGGACTGGAGACGGACCGACCCAACCTTGAGGCCCTCGGCGTGAACGTTCCCAGTCACCCTGAGGGAGGCGTTCTCCAAATCTAAAAAACCATCGTTGCCTTGGATGGACATTTAATATAGGGTAAGAAATGATTTACACGTTATTAAATGTGGAGTACAAGTCCTACGGACTTGGCTGAGTTGGCCACTCGAAGCCCCCCAGTTCCCCCCTCCTGTTTAGGGTTGGGGTCACCGTGGTGGGGAGGTCCCTGAGGGCTTGGCGGTAGGTTGCCCAAGCCGCCTTGACCTCCGCGGAAGCGTGGGGGTAGTCCGTCACGAAGATGTAGTCACACTTGGCGAGCCTCTGGTCCCTCTCCTCCCTAAGCTTGGTGAGGGGCTGGGCGTCCACCAACTCTTTCAACCTCGCATCAAAGGCCTCCTTTGGGGGCTTCTCGTAGCCGGGGGGAAAATCTATAGACTCCCAAGTCCTACCGAAACTGAACCCTGGGACATCACCTGGACTCATGAGTTCCTTCAAAACTTGTTCTATCAATTGGGGAAATTCCATATACTCTACGCCGATAAATAAAATCCTGTAAAACCCGATGGATACGCCGCATCTATCCACCCATATATAAGATTAACCGAAAATGTGTCACCCGCTTCAAGATTTGCTATTATAGACCCTGTGGTGTTTTTTGTGCTGTTAATACCACCAGTCACTGCGTTTGGCATCATTGATGGCTGATACCTGTTTCCATTCTTATAGAAACCCACCATCACATGGTACGCATTGTGAATACTTGACGTGAAGGCGTCGAACATGTAGTAACCCGTTATAGGCGCAGTAAATAAACCCGTTTCTGGGTTATACCCACCCCCTTTATTTAGCTCAACTATATTGAATTTTATAACAACTGGACCATTTGGACCAGTTCCAGCGGTGAAACCTTTCCCCTTATGAGCTACAGAGAACATTATGGGATTTGGTGCCAAAAAATTACGATTAAGTTTTAGGTGTGCCGTTTTGTCTATGTAGAATTTTTCGTCGTAGACATAGACACCACCCTGATCATAACCACCCAGCATGACATCTTGATACTGGTGACCACCGATGTATACTTTACCATCACCGGAAATACTCACAGAAGTGCCAAAACCATCATAATTTGTGACGCCGTGTGTTGCTACTGCGTGATGTTTTGTAGTCTGTGTCCAGACTCCGTTAGTTCGGTCAAAAATGTAGATAGCCCCGTTATCCGTTTGTGTATCATCATCACGGGGAGCTCCCACTAAAAGTCGGTCACCATTTTGGGAAAGAGCGACGTCGTGACCAAAGGCGTCACCTGAAGCGTTATCGGTAGATACAATTTTTTGTGTTTGGGTTGCTGACCACGCACCACCGGATTTAACATACACGTACACAGCACCCAAACCAGATTGACCGATGTTGACACCATCCGCGGATGATTGACCTACAGCTACAACCGTTCCATCCCCCGATATATCTATACCATACCCAAAGTGTTCATTAGCCGCTCCATCGGATGGATATATTTTTTGGGTTTGTGACCAGGTACCGTTCTGAGCCTTATCGAATATGTAGGCGGCACCCGCATCTCCCTGAGTAGATGATCCAGTGGGGTTGTCATGATGTGCAGCAGCGACTGCTAAGGTGGTTCCGTCATCGGATAGTGCGAGTTTATTACCAAATATTGTGCTTGCGAGTGTATCCGATTGGACTAGTTTCTGGGTTTGTATCCATGTACCCCCAACCTTCTCAAACATGTATACAGACCCCTGATCACCTGATCCACCAACGTCATCATACGGAGCACTAACCGCTATACAAGCACCATTTCCAGATATACACACACCCATACCGAAGTGATCATTTACGGCTGCGTCACTGGCTACAATTTTCTGAACTTGCGACCAAGTAGAACCACTTTTTTCAAAAATGTACGCTGAACCCGTATCTCCGGCTGTATCATCATCTCTAAAAGCTCCCACAACAAATACTGAACCATCTGTCGAAATACACAGAGCTTTTGTATAATCTTGGGTTTGTTCTCCACCAAATCTATCATTAGTGGCTGCGTCACTGGCGTATAATCTCTGAACTGGGTTCCATTCACCAAGAGAGTTTTGTGTAAATACATACACTGAACCAGCATTGGTGGTGGCTCCACTAGCGTCAAATAAAGTGGTTGCGGTTATAACTTTTCCATCACCGCTTATGGCGACATTATACCCAAGGCAGTCGGCGTGCGCGTCACTATAAAAAGTTGAGTATGGATACAGATGACTTATTTTCGTGTACGCGTTCGAACGATTTCCCACACTCAACTCCACAGAGTGGGCTGTGTTTGATGTGCTGGTCAACCTCAAGTCCCCCCTCACGTCAAGGGCCGCTAGGGGTGCATTCGTCCCGATCCCCACGTTGGAGGAGGTCACTAGGGAGGTCGTGGGGTTGGTGAACTGCACCGTTTGGGCGGTGGTGTTCCCAGACACCGTGGTGGATTGGAGGGTCGCCGCGGACTGGATATGGACCGACCCAACCGTTATGCCCTCGGCGTGAACGTTCCCTGAAACCCTGAGGGAAGCATTTGGAATTTCCAGAAAACCCTGATTGCCTTCGATGGACATTTAATATAGGGTAAGAAATGATTTACACGTTATTAAATGTGGGGGAGGGGACAAGTCCTATGGACTTGGCTGGACGGGCCAAACAGGGTTCTTGGGGTCCTCAGTGGTGGCTGGGAGGTCCCTTAGAGCCTGCATGTAGTCCAACCACTCTTGGGGGACGGGGGTGGAGGTTGTGAAGGCCTTGACGGCCACCCAATCCGCTGCTTGGAGGCGGTGGTCACGTTCCTGGCGGAGTTCCTTTAGGGGCTGGGCATCGATGAGTTCTTGGAGTTTGGCCTCGAAGGCCTCCTTTGGGGGCTTCTCATGACCGGGTGGAAATTGAATAGATTCCCAAGTTGTACCCCAATATGCAATTGCATTTTGGTCGGTTGTGGGTTTAATTTGACACACTACAATTTCTGGATCACACTTTAATTCTTTCAATGTCTCGTATACAAAGTCGGGTTCCATATATTTAAGAAGATATATAAAAACCCGAAAAATTATTATAGCCATAAAGTCCATACATATTACCTGCCGACACCCTCACGCCCACCGTTTCTCCTTGACTTAAATTAAAAACCATAGATTTTGATGTATTATACGATACCGCGTTGACATGACTCCAACCTCCGTCTACCTCAGAACCGTTGCGTGTCAACCTAATGTTCATACCAGCTCCCGAAGAGTGAGCAGAAAAACTAATGTTATATACACCACTTATTGGTGCGGTGAAAAGACCGGTGCTTGGGTTGTACCCACCACCTTTATTTAGTACAACGACGTTCCATCTTATAGGATCCCCCCCAGTACCCCCAGCATCTCTCCTAGCTTCAAAATACACCGGACACCCACCCCTTATGTCCCCCCTCACGTCTAGGACGGCCCTAGGCTCCGAGGTCCCGATCCCTAGGCGCCCAGCCTTTAGGGTCACCACGTCTGGGCTGACCCCAAAGTACTCCTTCTGGTAGGCGTAGAGCTCCCAGATCTCATCCGCTGAGAGGGTGTTGTTGTCAAGACGGAAGTTGGCGATGGAGCCGTTGAAAGGATTGGTACCATTTGGATAAGTCCCAATTTTTAGAGTTGAATTCGCATATGCATCGAGTGCTGATATAGTGCCAGCCGTTGAAGATATACCCAATTCTACACTGTTCAAAAACACTTTTCTGGACGATGTATCTGAACCACCCGAATAGGTGACACTTAGATGATACCATTTATTGGGAACAATAGTGCCAGGACCACCAAAAAATACATCGTTACTTGAAAAGCCGTAACTTAAATTGCCATTTGTATGTATAACTAAGTGTGGTGTTTTATTAGCACCGAGGGCCGTGTTCATACTAAACAAAGTATTTGTCGCACTCAAAGAATTCACCTTGAACCACATACTCGCGGAGTGTACCCAAGCACCCGCGGGGTTGGTGAGGGTCGCTGTAATTTGGTCATCCACCCCATCGAAGGTGAAGGCTTTGTAGGTGGTATCAAAACCAACCCCACCTGAGGGGGTCCCGGTGACCCCGTTCCCAGACTTGTCTGCCACGGTGGCGGGCATGGAGGTGTAGTCCTGTCCGTCGTAGTACACGTTGGAGAAGTCCAACTTGGGGACGTTGGGGGTGGTGTGGAGGACTACGTCGGTTCCAGTGGGCACGTTTGCGGTTAAGCGGGTGCCGTAGTAGCGGATTTCACCGATACCAACCGCTGGAAAGTTAGCGGCGCCAACATACACATTATTCGTGACCAATGCGAAATGTTTATATTCCACCTGTACCGATACTGGTTCGTTGTGGATTTCAGCTTTGTTCCCTATCTTGGGTTGAGCCGTAAAATTTTTAATGAGTGACCACGTTGAATTGTTTGTTGATCCGTACAAGTAAACATTCTTTGGAAAACCTTCTTCAGTTGTGCGAGATGACTCGTTGCGCGATTGAATGTCGACAGACTTGAGTAATATACCGTAAGGCATATCTAACTGTATCCACTCCCCTAGGGCAGACCCCGTATGGTGTTGGACATTCAATAATTGACTACCATCACTAGTGCTATAAGTATCCGTGGAACCACCGTGTCCATCAGAAGACCATCCATTAGCATCATTTAGTTTATTAAAAGCACCCCAGGGACCATAGGTCCCAGTACTTCCGGAATTAAATGTACTACTGGCACTCACGGTATATCCTCCGACAGATAAGGTGTTATCAATAGCCACCCGAGGTTCTGCTACTTCTTCATAGTCCCTGGTGGACAACTTGTACTCCATGACGACGTTGGAGTTTGAGGTGATTTGGGCTACGTTTGCGACCTGGGTGTGATTGAGGACGCCCTTAACGTCTACGTTCGAGGAGGTCACTAGGGAGGTCGTGGGGTTGGTAAATTCAATTGTATAGGGGGTGGTGTTGCCTGTATTGCTGACTGATGCCAAAGTTTGGGGGGATTCAAATTCCACATTGCCTACTACGAAGGTTTGTCCAACCTCAATTCGGCTGATCCTCATTGTGGAATTTTTAACTTCCAAAATGTTGTCTGCTGTTTCAATAGACATTTAATATAGGGTAAGAAATGATTTACACGTTATTAAATGTGGGGGCTTGTGTTGTCTCAACACTTTTTTAAGCTGACTTTTTACACGTTGGGTCTACACTGTGCGCCTGTACCTGTAATTGTCTGTTGAACCACCAACTTTGAAACCCCAGAAAATATAATGACTAAGACTTACTGTACTATCACCATTCATACTGTTAACATTAAGATCAGTACGACCAGATACATCAATCTGGTCTCCTTCATCAAGTGTTAATATCATCGATTTCGACAACTCACTATAATTTTCACTAGAATTTCCTTGAGGTTGCATCAAATCTTGAATATACGTAAACGTTGATTCACCAACAGCTTTCTTTCTAAGCCCATTAATCATACTAGAATCTTGGTAAGTGTTTAAATGTAATCCAAAAACGTACTGTCCATCTGAAGGAGCAGTAAATACATTGTTCGCAAAACAATTGCCTATATTAATTTTAGTCACTTGAAAAGCATGCTGCGTATATGCAGCATATGTTGCGGATGTATTGTTATCAGCCCTAAAAGCAACTGTGGTACTAGGCGATTTAGTCAATTCCCACTCCTGATTAGGGGCTGCGAGGAACGCCTTAAACTTACCGTTTAAGTGGGTATCGGTGATCGCAGTTGCGCGGTCTATAATCGTGCCCACTGGGTATATAGCGCCCAGTATTCCCTCTGTCACGTTATTAGCAGTGAGAGTATTGGCGGTGATGCTATCTGCCTCTACACTATTCACCCTGATGACGGCATTCTTCACATTCAAAATGTTGTCGGGTGATTGTAAAGACATTTAATATAGGGTAAGAAATGATTTACACGTTATTAAATGTGGGGGGGACAAGTCCTATGGACTTGGCTGGGTTGGCCACTCGGGGTTCGTGGGGTCCTCGGTGGTGGCTGGGAGGTCGCGGAGGGCTTGACGATAATCTAACCATGCCTGCTTTGCGGTCTCGTCAGCGTGGGGGTAGTCCGCGACGATATATTTATCCGTTTGGGTGAGGAGGGTGTCCCGCCTTTTACGTAATCTCTCAAAACCATATTTATTTTTAAGGGTTTGTTCCCAATGTGTCTGACATTCTTCAAGGGTTGGTAATGTTACCGGTTCAGCGAATATATCAGCAACTATTACGTTGCTGTATGTTTGTTCACAACCCCTTTTAAATGTAAATGGGAAACCTGGGCGCAATGACGATACTGTTGCTAAAATATCCATTACTCTACTACTCTAATCACGATAAAAAAATTTGTAGTTCCACGCTCAACACTATAAGTGTTATCGTTAGAAAAACAACGATTCGTCGTGACTCTTCTGGTGGTGTGTAAACCAATCACAGGTTGTACATTGAAGGTTGACCCTGGTCCAACTGGGGCATTCGGTAAATAAAACCTAGATGAAGCTATAGCTGAATCTAATGTAGTAGAATTATCACCGGCGTGATAACTTAGCGCTCCCATACCACAACCAGAGTTCCTGTTTCCCTGGTCTGAATTATTTGCACTATAGTAGGTTCCATTACTATTAATTACCCTAATTTTAAATGTAGCATCCCATATATTATCTGTTTCACCACACCATCTGTATGACACATACATTTCTAAATTTGCTGTCCCGAGACTATGGTATTCACTTGGTATGTTGAAAGTCTGTGTAAATAATACACTGTCCAATACATTATAAGTTGCATCTATATTGTCAATGTAGTCAGCAGTTAAAAATGTGGTTAATCCACCTGTGTGAGTGTTTGCAAATAGTTTACCCCTCACGTCTAGGGCCGCCAGCGGTGCATTGGTCCCGATCCCCACGTTGGAGGTCGTCGTGTCCACAAAGAGGTTGGCTGTACCAACCTCTAGGTTCGAAGTATATTGAAGACCCGAATTGAATACGAAAGTGTTGGCTTCAATTTGATTCGCCCGAATTGTAGCGTTCCTGACTTCCAAGATGCCTTCTGGTGTTTGGACAACCATTTAATATAGGGTAAGAAATGATTTACACGTTATTAAATGTGATCACTCGGGGACATCGGGCCAGGTG